CCTACAAGGCTTTCAACTTCCTTTTTGCTGAACCTAACTCCAGCTACTCCTTTTAATTGATGAAGTGTGCCTTTATCTCTCATGTTGTATACGCTTGTTTCTGTACATTTCAGAAGTTTTGCCACTTCTGATACTGTATAAACTAGGCTTTCCATCGCACCTCGCCCCTTGCGTTGAGGTCAGCAATTCTAGCTAACCTTACCCAAGATAGAACAACTTTTTTGTTCCATCTGGATTGATTTCTTGACGGCCATTTTTTCTTGATGAGTTTTCGCCAGTATTGGCCGTATTCATCATTACGGCCAGCCCAGCCAAATCTTGTGGATGTTTGTCCGTATCGTTTGTTGGCTAGTTTTAGATCCATTTGATTTTGTACTAGCATCTAATCACCTCTATACGTGAATTTAATTCACTATTTTATTTAAAAAAAATATCTTTTGTTTCTTTACTGGTCAATCTCAACATATCAACCAATCGTGCAATTTCACTAGCTTTAAATTCGCTATCACCCCGCAACTTCTTATACAAAGCCTTTCTAGTGATGTTTAATTCACTAGCCACAAAGTTTAACTTAAAACCTTTAGCATTAATAAGTTCTTTGAGTGTGTCCATTCTACACCCCCTTTCGTATTTTGTTATGTGTGAATTTAATTCACACTCATAATATAACATTATGGTGAATATGTGTCAACACTTTTTCCTAAAAAAGTTGATTTTTTTTCACGTTACATTTAAAATTATAATGGATAATAGCGCTAAGAGGTGATTTGATATGACACTATATGACAATATAAAAACATTAAGAGAAAACCTGAAAATGTCGCAAGATGAGTTAGCAAGAAAAGTTGGTTATAAAGATAGAACCAGTATCGCTAAAATTGAAAGCGGTAAAATTGATTTGGCTCAATCAAAAATATTTGCATTTGCTAAGGCTTTAAATACAACACCAGAAGATTTAATGGGTTTGCATTATTACAATGATCAAAAGGTGTCAGAATACGCACAAGCAGTAAAAGATAACCCAAACCTTAAATTGCTATTTGATGCAAGTAAGGATATGTCCAAAGATGATATTGATTTTGTAATCAATACGATTGAAATGTTAAAGAAACGTGAGGGCAAGTAATATGTTTATCCTTTCACTTATTATATTGTTAATAGTTATCATCATCGCATTTTATATTTTGACTAACTCAACAAGCTTTCATGACCAGATTGGATTTAAGAAATTTAGTTCTATTTGGCATTCCGAATGTGAAACAGCAAAAATGCGAAATGAAACACCAGATAAATATACAGCTACATATATTTATGCTATGAGCCTATTTAATAACGATATTACAATTTGCGACTTTATTATGAAAGAAATAGATATAAATGGTGGTCGTTTGCTTTATTTAGAAGTACTTAAAAATTACGAAATAAGCGATTTAGAGTTAAAGAAATTAGAAATGGTTGCTGATATTTATCCTTTTGACCCTCAGTTAGTTTTATTTATGCATCTTAAAACCAAATATCATGGGAATTTAGCAAGTAAATACGCTTATGATTTATTATCAGCAAAATTAAAACCGTGGTTTTATAGAATAAAATAACATACTAGATGTGTAAGTTTTCACGCATTTGGTCTTGTACAATAACCCTACAAAGGGGATGATAGTATGAACATCAATTTGATTTACATAAAATTACGGAAAACACAAACTGCGGTATTAAAACTAAACGATGATGGTACTTACACCATTCTCGTTAATAGTGATAAACCTATTGATGTACAACGTAAAGGTATACTACATGAGATAGGTCATATATTAAATGATGATATGTACAGTCAGGCACACATTGATTTAATTGAGCGTATGGCTCATGCAAGGCAATTTGACGATGTAGAGGGTATTAACTTTTACACACACATCATATGAGGTGAATTATGCAATACAATTTCACTATCAGAAAAAAAGATAAAGGATTTCAGATTATAGTTAGCTATAAGGACGGCTACAAATGGAAACAGAAATCTAAACAGGGTTTTGCCACACAAAGAGAAGCCAAACTTTACGGCCAAGAAATAGTCGATAACCTAAAAAAGACTATCACCAGTCCACTTGATGATAGTCTAAAAGATATTACACTTATTGAGTTTTACAAAGTGTATACAGATGAAAACAAAGCAAATGTATATTCTACGTTCAAAGCATATGACAATGCATTTCAGAAATTCAACGCACTATTCAATATGAAAGTAAAAGACATATCTGAAATACACATCCGAAAAGTAATTAACGATTTGCAACAATCAATAGCTAGTAAGAATATGTGCATCACGATAATAACAAAGGTATTCGCTTATGCTGTATCGCCATATAGGATTATCAATAGTAGTCCTTGCAAGAATATTAAGCGGTTACATAAAACACAAACAACTAAAATCAACGCTATAAATGAAGATGATGTAACACACCTATTAACATCGTTAAAAGGCCACAATTACAAATACTATATCGTGTGTTCCATTGCTGCTTATACAGGTATGAGGTATGGAGAAATCTTAGGTCTTACATGGGATGATATAGATTTAGATAACGCTATTATTGATGTGAATAAACAATTCGCTTATAGCGGTGAAAGTACATATATGATCCGTAATTTAAAGACGAAAAATAGTTACAGGAAAATACCAATACCACCCATACTGATTGATATATTGCTTGAATACAAAAATACCACCAGCGGATTATATCTGTTCAACAATCCAACTGGCGGTACTGGTGCGGTATCAGTGATGATTAAACGCTACTTACCGAACACATCAATCCATGATTTAAGGCACACATACGCTACAAGGCTATTGGCGAATGGTGTAGACATAAAAACAGTAGCATCATTGTTAGGTGATACTGTTGATACAGTCATTAATACGTACATTCACTATACCGATGAAATGAGATTAAAGGCACATGATAGTGTGTCTAAAATTTTCGGCTAGAATTTTTGACGAATTTATTGACGATTAGACAATAAACCTTGTAATTACTGGTATTTTTAACTGATAAAACATATCAATATATTATACTCCAATTTACTATGAATTATCAATTATTTCACAATTATTATTATACTTGCAATTAATCTTGGTTTCGGTAAATATTACTTCTCATATTTTACCACATTTTACAATTAGAATTTGACGAATATTTGACGAAATAAAAAAAGAGGGTAGCAATTAAGCTACCCTCTAATACGTTTAGTCTAATTCAATTAATCGGTGTAGTTCGCCGTTTACGAACCACATTTCACATGTTACGTTATCACTATCTTTGAGAGTTGCCATATATAACCCCTCTTTGTGTGGTTGGATATCTTCTGCGAATTGATGTGTTTTTCCATTAAATGTAAATACTTGTGCCATAATGTTTTCCTTTCTTATTGAATAAGTAGTTGTTGCAATCCGTGCAACTCGGAGATAATTTAGATCACCATTCCTTTACTGTGTAAAGCACACTACCGCCCTCTAAATGTTGTCCATTGAAATGTGTTAACACCTCAACTTTACCTGCTTGATAGCCTATCGTTTCAAAGGCTCGTTTATCTATCAAAGTAACACCAGCTTTTATCTTGTGTCCTTTGTTTAGATTGATTTTATACACATCGACTTTTTGCTCGTCTGTGTTAGCAACTACTGCTGTTCTATCAGATTTTTCAGTTGCTGCTTTAGGTACATTAGGGTTGCTATGTGCAATATCCTGTTTAACCTTTTCTGCAGCAACTTCAACTGTTGGTGCTTGTGTGTAATAAGTCGCTATCGGTTGTGTTCTTTCCTTTTTGGAAATAACTTCCTGTGCTTCTGTTTCAGTAACATGAATTGCTTTTGACAATTCTGTAGGTGATTTAGCCTGCTCTTGTGTAATTACAACAGGCTTTTCTAATTGCTTTTGTTCGTGATGATATATTACTACACCTACAATAGCGATAAAAACGCATAGGGCAATCGCTATGGCTATTTTATAGTGTTCCTTGATGGTTTGTACCAACTTACTAATTAACATGGCTTATACCTCATTTAATTCAATTTGTAGCATTTCCAAGGCCCTAAACTTTTCATCGGCGAAACGCTCGTTCAAATTATCACGCAACACGCTATTATTCCATTCTGTACTCATACATACATCATAGATACAAGCGATGATGTCATAGTCAAAGCGTTTATCATCAACGTAGGATAGATTAGGCAATTCTAAATTCAAAGCCTTTTCCATTAACTTCAATGCATCGTTGAACATATCAACGATATTACCTACACCGTATTGTACCGTCCTACTCCATATCACATCTTTTAATGTATCGGAGTGTTTATCTACGTGGAACATATTGTCTTGTAACAACTTACACGCTACATCGTAGTATTTAGCTTTGATATAGTCATGTTGCATTTTGGCGAACCCTTGATTATCAATAGTTCCGATTTCTTTCCATTGTTCGATAAATTCATCACTATTGATTTCGCCACTATCTACTAATGCTCTTGCGTAGTCGGTGTAGTACCCACCTTGCCGTAATCCCCAGCCTAGAAATTCATCAACGCTACCGCAATTACTAGCTAATTGATATGTACCATATGATATACCGCCTGCATCGTTAACCCCACTTGATACACAAGCAGGGTCTCCATTACTCTCATATACTGCACTTAATCCGCCTAATTCCATTTTTGCTGCTCCTTTCTATTACTTTCACGTCCGCCTAAGTACCCAACCAGTCCTGACGATATACTCATCGCCAGCTCGTTGTAACCATATAGGATAGCCATTATATTTACAGTTCCTAATATGATGATTGTCAGCACTTCTCGTATGCTTATTTTTTCAATCATTTAATCGCTTCCTTTACCGATTTAACGAACCCTATCACCTGTTTAAATAATTCAATCGCACGCTTGAACCACCTCGTTTCAACAAATTCAAGTTCAATCATATTCTCTACACAACTTGCCAACTCAATGAATATAGGAATCAAATACATCAAAGTACTTAAAAATACATCTACCTTGCCTAGTACAGGTATTTCTACATCTGGCAATGTCAACAATATAAATGACAATAAAAAAAGCCACGGATATGACATAACCAATTTCTTGGTCATGTCTGCTCGCAGCTTGTTACTAACTAAAAATCGCTTTTTCTTTCCGTCAATTTCTACTACCGCCCACCCTCTCCATAGGATAGCTAGTAAAGTATTTTTAATTGTAACCTCTCTCTTAGTTGCTAGATTGTAGTTTCTAGCCTCAACAAACACCCTTAGGAATGTATCTACAAATACAAGGATTACGCTTGTAAATATAGCTAATGAAATTCGTACAGCCTCACTCACATTAAACACCTCATCAAACATTGGTAAAAATATTTCAATCATTTATATCTCCCTGTGAATAATCATTCTCCCTGTCTTGATATTACAAACCATGCATTTCTTCGATTGTTGTGGTCGTAAATGTAACATAGAGTTCCACTCCCATCCATGATTGTCAAATAGTTGTTTCCATTACCTGTTTTATGGTTTATTGCACATTGAAACACAATAACAACGTCTTTCCCCTCTGCAAGGGTAATTGTATTTGACTTGGTTGTTGATGCTCCAAGTGAGATTGAGTATTTCCCTTTTGGCAACCATAATTGAAATCTTTGTTCAAATTTTTCAAATTTTCTTTCGTATCGAAAGGTTTCAAAAAAGATAGGGTCTTTCTGTACATATTGTTTTTTGTTTTCCTTATATACAAACAGCTTGCTCGTATCGGTAGCAAGCCTAGCATAATAAGGCTTACCACCGATTAGAATTTTTAAATACTCATTATTCCCTATGTCTTTGACGTTTTCAGTTAGTGTAGCTACAACTTCCCCATTAATAGTAATATTAGCCATTTACACCTACCTCGATTGTTCCGCTACTACTCCACAACTGCAATCTGCTATTTAAGGATGTTTGATTCCTACCCCAACTGCCCCATCGGTTAGCAAGGAATGTACGGTGATAAGTTTCACCATTTAATGTGTGCAATGTTTGGTCGATTAATTTACCATTGCCAAAATTAAAGACAATCAACATACCTTGTTTATGACTTCGTGGCGGATTATTAGCACCACCATCGAAATTAATTTCATAGCACCCTTGATTTGTGAATGTATTCCAATCGGCTGCGGTTTCAACTAACTCATAAGCAAACCCCATAGAACCAGCCTCTGTCTTTTTAACAAAAGTTTCATCGGCTATTCTCTTTGTGTAAATATCACCCTCTGTTTTTAAATTCTTTTCGGTTAGTACATTGTAGCTTACTGTGCCATCGCTATATTTAAAGTTGGTACCTACTGCGTAAACAGGAACAGTAGCATCACCAACGATTACAGTATTATCCGTTCCAACTTTCGCAATGCGAACACCATGTCCATCCGTTTTCTTACCCTCTAACAAAATATTATTATTGAGTACTATTGCACCGCTCACATTGCCACCTGTTAACGCTAGGTAGTCAAGATTCGCTAATCGTGCAGTATTGATTGAATTTGCATAATCCCTGTTTGGATCACCAACATAAATATCGACCTTGTGACGTCTATTAGGTTGTATTGTTAAAACCGCAAAATAGAATTTACCATTGCAATATGCTATATCCTCAATTTCTGTAGCCTTATTGATTTCAATAATTTGTTTGACTGTGCCAAACGGTGTACACTCTACCAAACTACCGAGCGTTGCACTCATGATACATCCATTCAACATAAATGCACCATTATTATTGAAATCATCGTATTGGTAGTCAATTTGATATGTTTTCATTTTCTTGAAATCATCATTATACAAGTTGACTTCACGTAAGCGTTGTTGACCGCTAATTGGTACGATGCTCACATATGTCCGAGTGATAGGGTCATATCCGATATTGAACACACGTTCATTCAATGTGATGGTCTTTTCAAATGCCATTGTGTCAGCATTAAATACAGATAAGTTATTAGGATTTTTTAAACCATTAGCAAGGTAGATTTTATTTGTATATTTGTTGTAGCACATAGTATTGCAATGGCCCATTCGGTCAGGGTCGCTAAACTTATATGTGCCTACAATTTCAAAAGTGGATGAATTGAGTTCGTATAGTGTTTGCTTTGTGCCATCACCATTGATACAAGCTAATACAAATACATTCTTTTTATCGTTATATGTAAACCCTTGACATTGATTTACTTCATCGCCATATTGAATGTTTTTCACAAAGGCGATATTAGATGCACCTTTAAGCATTGGTGTTTCAGTAGGATAGAATGGCTTGATGTTGTTGTATGTCCCCATATCCATAACACTATCTACTGTGTCGAATGTTAGGTGTTCATTGATTTTGTATATCCCATTTGGTATGAATAATATTTTGTTTCTTAAATTATCGTTAGCACGTTTGAATGCTGCGGTATCATCTGCTACACCATCACCGACCGCCCCAAAGTCTTTTACCGATACGATGCCGTATAAGCTATCTTTCACAAGGTATTTACTATCCGCCTCGGTTTTGGTGATTAAACCACCGCCACCAGGCAAGGCGATTTGTTCCGCTTTATTGGCTGCGACTTCTGCACGTTTCGCCGCATCAGTCGCTTTAATGGCGTTACTTGCTATCGTTGTTTGTTTGTTGTCGATGTCTGTTTTTAAAACTCGAGCTTGGCTCACCAACTCATTAATATCACGCTTATCTACAGTTGTTTGTCCTGCGTATGTTTTAGCATCCGCTACCATCCTTTCCGCTTTAGATAAGTTGGTATTTGTTGCATCAAGCATATTATTAGCGTTTGCCAGTTTATCATCTACAGTTCTACCAATTTCTGTAATCTCTGCTCCAAGTTCCTTTATCGTTTCAGCATCGGCGATAATTATATCCGCTTTAGCTTTGACTTGGTTATATGCATTAATAGCATCATTTGCAGCCTTAACAGATGTTTCTACAATATTCTTGGCGGTTTCTACTGCATCATCGGTGCTGCCAATAGGAATAAGTAAAGCCCTACTCATCTTGTCTTGCATCTCTTGCATGATGAGTGTCAGTTTATCCGCCATGCGTTCAATATTTTGGTAAGGGTACTCATCAGGCAAATCTGCATCTTGAGTGATTGGTGTTAACCGTTCCAATACTACTTTATGATTAGCATCCAATGCATCACCAGCGACTGGATACGTTAGCATTTTATTTTCTTTGTCGTATTCGATATTGCCTGTTTGTAGACTTCGATTGCCATCCGCATCAATGATCGTAAACGTTACATCTTCAATGCTGTGAAAATCATAAGGCCATATCCACTTTTTATTAACGCCATCACCTTGATATACTACGCTTGGTTGATTGATTTCAGGTATCATATATACTCCTTTCAATTAAATAGGACTACCCATAATTGAGTAGTCCTTATTTATTAATGTTTGTCTTTTTTATTGGATTTTTTATCTCTTAGCTTTTTATCTAAAATGATAGCCATAATCACATCTTCTAATTTAGCATCTGTATCGGTTAGTGCAAATTTAGCTAACGTCCATAATCCATCGGTTACAGTATCACTAAAGCCTGTGAGGCGGTTTGATACTTGTGATAGGCTGCGTCCTAAATCAACACCATCTTTTTTGTCAGATGTAATAGCACCCATAACATCGGATAGTTTTTCGATAATGGATAGACCTATCACTGTATTACCTTTGTTGAATACCTTTTCACCCAAGATGTATTTCATGCCCATATTAGATATATCACGAATAATTGGTACGCCCATCATTGCTTGTGATGCGGTTTCTTCTATGAATGATTTCGCTAATTTCTCTGGGTCATCATCATCACCATTCGTCATAGCTTTATATACCATCATGCCTAATGCTGGCATGGCTACTGTCCACCAAATCGTACGTACAAATTGCCAATAGTTGCCCTGGTCTTTCCGTGCATAATTGCCCTCTGCGATAATATTGTAAAGGGTATTCGCATAGGAATAGAATGGTACGAATAATTGAACCCATGCATCCCTAGAACGTTGAATAGCTGCACTATCTTTTGTATCGCCACTACCGAATATATCTCGCACCGCTCTATCGCCAGCACTTATCGCCTCTTGCTCTACAAATTCAGCGGTTAAACCCTCTTTAGATTGTAATTCAAGTATTTTTTTGTCATAGGCAAATTTCCATACTGGAATAGATAGTGCAAAATCTGTTTCGGTTAAAAGTCTAAATCCCATTTGATTAATATCATCTCTGACTTCGCCCAGTTGTTCTAACTTATAACCACCGATATTTGTATCACCAATTCGCAGTCCTTTACCGCTAATAGATAAACCTTGTTTCAAATCCTTATCTAGTGTTTGAATGCGTTCTCTCATAAAGATTGATTGATTTAACACAAAATCACGTGTCGCATTATATGTTGATGTTCCATGTCCGTAGAACCCAGCACCAGCACTATAAATGGCTTTAAGTGTATTCCCTACACCGATGCGATACATAGCAACTGGAATGTTCAACGCATTTTGCAACGCTACTGGTATACGTCCTGACATAACTGCTGTTGTTGTATTTTTCTTGAGGGTCATTAATAACTTTCCGACTTCGCTCATTTTTGACGCTTCATCTTTCCAGTTGTCTCTAACCCATGTACGCAAGAATTGGTAGGTTTCCATACCAAATTTATCAACGATATATTCTTGGAAACGGCTATTGCCTACTAGCTTATTTACATCCATTACTGCTTTTCGCATGGTAACGTGATTAATAGCCTCTGTAATCGCATTAGGGATAACATCAAAATCAAGCATCAAGGACTTGCCTTTGACTACATCCAATCGTGATTTAGTAGCGCCCATACCTGTATCAAAGATTGCATTACTAGCAATCATCGTTTTGGCTATATCCTCTGTTTGGAAATCAGATACTTTAGCACTTACTTTAGGATTGTACACAATAGGGAAATACTGACCTTGTATTTCTCTACCGCCAATTGTGAATGTAATCCCTTTTTCTTTCTTCAAAGGGTTTCCATACAATTCCTCTTGTACCTTGCTACGTTCTTCATAGAATGAATTGATATGTTCCCATGTACGAATTACAAATTCCCAGTCCTTATCGGTCATGTATTCTTGGAACGCTCGTTCCATTTCTACTTCATTACTTTGGATAGTTTCTAATGCACGTTGTCTATTCTTTTCTGTTCCCCAGTTTAATGCAAGCATGATAATTTGCTCTTTTGTTACGTTGCGTAATTCGCCTACGTTATAGAGGTGATCATTGCGAACATCAAATAGTTGTTTCTTAGAATATACCGCTTTTACATCTCTGGCCAATCTGTACATAGATTTTTCTTTGTACTCATTGAATTTTTGAGTAGCTTTATCGATTGGGTCGTAGATGTACCGCACCGCCACACCATTTTTACCGCCATCTAATCTACGCAAGAATGTTTCGACTTTAAGCAACGCTAAATGGAAGTCGTTTGTTTTATTAGCCAATGCATCAACTTTACTGCGATTGTTGAGTTCATTAAATACATTCCCATTATCTCGACCAAATGTCGCTGATGCAGTTTCTATGATTTGGGAAATCGCATCATCGAATGTAACATTATTACCGCTTTCGTCAATTAAGGTAGTACCCTCATATTGAGTTCTACCATTTTTGTACATCCCTGTCATGAGTTCCTCTAATGCTAGAAGTTGGCTCATTTTAAGGCTAGCAAAGGATGTAGGTTCTTCAGCGTTAAACATTGCTTTCACCCAATCTTCAAGTTCTACAGTCGCTTCCTTATCACCCATAATATCAGCATCTGCATCTAATGCTTTAATTACTGACATCATGTCAAAGCCATCAACAGGTTTTAAGCCATCATACTTAGTCAATCCCATTTGGTATGCCATATGCGTGTAGAAATAACGCATGTTAGGCTCAATCATGATAGGGTTTTGACTGCGTGTAATTCTGCCTAGTTGGTCTAATAGTTTAGTTCGTAGTTTCTTAATAGCTTTTGAATTTTCAAACGCTACTCTTGCCCTTGCTTGATTAAGCATTTGAGATTGTTTAGCATATAATGCTTCGTCAACTTTACCAACAGCCAATGCACTATCTGCTTTCTTGCCATCTCGTACTGCTTGATTTTGGTATTTCTTATATTGACTAGCTTGAGATAGCGTCAAATCACCTAATTCGTTTCTTGCACGTTCCATGTATTTTGGAATAGTGCCAAATCCACCATCACGAATTGCACGCACCGCATCAATACGTTCTTGCAACTGTGCTTTTAGGTTTTCAATGCGTTCTTGTGCAGTATCAAGTTCTTTGGATACACTTCCTAATTCCTGTGCTACCATTGCATTGTCTTTCTTGATGCGTTCAGCTTTTGTCAATTCTTTTTCAATTGGTTTCAATTCTTCATCAAGATTTTCACTGTTAGGGTCTAGCTTTTGTAATTTGCTTAGTAGTTCCCAGTTCCTAGCAAGGTCTTTATTGGTATGTGCCTTAATCAAGCGTGCTTCCTCTTGAGTAAGTTCCATTTGTCCTTGATTGGATAGTAGCATTTCTTCGGCTATTTCTTGGTTGGATTTGCCTGCGTTCGGATCATTAATAAACGCATCTTTCGCACGTTCCATTTCCTGTGCTACTGCTTCATCGTAAGTACTGCCAGCTTCCTCTTGTTCCGCCTTTTCTAACCCCTCAATAGTTCGATATTGAGTATTTTCTAATGCACCATCACCCAACGCCATGTATCGTTGATGTTCTTTATAGATAGGATATTCTTCGACTAAACGCTTTTCGATTTCAGCTTGTACATCGTATTTTACATCTTCCCATTCTTTAATAGGTCGATTGTCTAATTCTTTCATGTACTTACGCATTACACGTTCTTTTGCTTTTTCTTTAATATCAGCAATGTATCCTTGCACTCGTGCCTGTTCAGTTTCGCTCAATTGTTGATATAGCTTTGTATTTTCAAATTGCTCTAATGCTTGCTCGTGTGCGTAGTTTTCAATGTCATCTTGCGTAGCTATCATGCGTGCCATTATATCCTTAATGTCAGATGGTACTTCACCGCCTAATCGTTGTACACTACGATAAATACGAGTTAACCATTTAGAGAATTGACGGAATACACGTTGTAGTCCTTTTGTTGGTGCTTCACCACTTCGCAAGTAGCTTTCCCAACCTCGTGCGAATTTCTCGTGTGCTTTGGTATTGTCTACGTTTTCGCCATCAACCCAACCGCTCCACTCTTTGAGTGTGTTCCAATCATCAAGTAATTGTTTAGGTGTATTGTCTATAGATGCTAGTTTTTGAATATCATCAAAGAACACATGCCCCATTTCGTGTAAGAATGTACTTCTATCAGCTGTTTTGAAAATGCTGATGATGCGTTCGCCATCTTTCATGATTTCGGTCATACCATTAACGGATTGGTTGTACTTTTCGATAATATTAATAGCTTTATCATCGAACACTACAAAATTATGACTAAGACCATGTTTGTATTTAATCCCTTTTATACCTAACTCGTTTAATTTAAGAGATGCGTTTTTGTCGCCACCTAAACGTTCTGACAAATCATTATAAAATTCCTTACCAGTTTTATTAATGTCAGTCGGATCTAATTGTTTTATTTTGTTTAAAACGTATTCCGACTGTTCGTTAATTGGTTTTGAGTAATCTAACATTGTATCTGTATCAGGAATTTCAACATTATATAGTGTTGGTTTGTAAACAGAAGTTACTTCAAAATTATTAATGTTATCAATTAGATATGAATTTTTTAAAACGATATCATTATAAAAAATATAATGTTTATGGTATCTTTTCTGCAACTCTTCAATAACATCAAATAGGTATTCTTTATTCACTCGTTTGTTATCAGATTTAGCTTTGGTTTTAGCATCGTTTAATATAACAGTTGCCATTCGTTCAAACTTATTATCAACAAGTGTTGGTAGTTTATTAATGGCAAATTTACTATTTTGTGTTATAAAATCTAAAACACCATCTAATTCATTCAGATTTTTAGTAACTAAATCTAAATTACTTTGCTCAGCATCTCTATTAAGAACTAACCGATTTAATAGGCTTTCTTTATTATTCTCTACATTAATGCCACCAAATATTTGCTCTATAACAGGAGCATACTCAATTGGTATATCATTACCATTTAAAGTAAATTTATTTTTAGATTTACGCTCTACTTTATATTTTTCAGCTACATTTTTGTTTTCAGTAAAATATAACCCCCAACCAAATGCTTGCGTTCCTAAACCACCACCGATACTACCCAAATCAAATTCATCAAAGTCATACGGCGAACCATGCCATGCGGATTGGTAGTACTGATAATTATGTTTCTTTCTTAGCTTGTCTAAATCTTTTTCATTTGGTATACTATTGTTAAATATAAACTGTTTAGTACCTAGTTGGGCGATTTGTTGCCTGTTGCTGGTTACTAAGCGGTTTATTTTTTTTGTATTCCAATAAACCAAATTGCCATTGTTCAACTGATTTATGTACCAATTAGCATTGCGTCTCGGAGTTATTGTTTTAATTTTATTAGCTTGCCATGTTTTTTTACGTCCATTAAATACTGTTGTATTTTTAATTACAACTTGAATATTCTCGCCACTAGCATTAACTCCCTGTTTATTATTAGCGTATGCATCCAATACCACAACGTATTCATTAGGAATGACTTGTTTAGTTACTGGATCATAATTCTTAAAAATAGCAATAGGATTAGCGATTTTTTTGGGTAACTGCTTTAATACTTCAGCATCCATTTGCCCTACATGTTTCCCATTTAATGCTTTTTTTATTACGCTTGGATTAATATCGATTTCACCAACAGCGTTTATAAATTGTAATACCATAGGGCTATCCATGAGTTTTACACTCCCAGTAATTGGTTGTCCGTTTAAATGATTATCAATTACGTTACTCCACGCTTGTATGTCATTATTCATTATTTGTTGCATTATTACAGATTGTGCATAGCCATCTTCACCATTAAAGATAGCATCCATGTTGATACGCACGCTATCACGGAAATAATCCATAGCAGTATAACCGCCTTTGCCCTTTTGTCGCATATATTGTGCCATTACATCAGCATGTTGTGCCATTAACAACGCATTAGCTTTTGCCGTTTCACGTTGTTTTCTATCGGTACTTTCACCGATAGCTTTAACTACTTTGTTATACACTTCATAGCCACTCTTAGATAATTGCATCCGTAACGCTATATCGTTATCTGCTAATGTGAATATCTTATCATGCAATCTCTCAAGGCTTTCAATTTGTTGTAGCGCATGTTCCATATCAGCATGATGGATATTGCTTTGGTTAAGTGCTTCCGTATTATCCGCAAATGCAGTTTGTGCTTTCGCTACGCTAGAATGAAATGCTGCACGTCTACGTTCTGCATTCGTGCGTGGTGCTTTACCGCTATTGTTAGACTTATAATCAATTAGCCATTGTGGCTCTACACCACTTGCAGTAGCTTCTTTAATATCATTGTCCATGTTGTCAAAGTCGCTTGCGTAATTTTCACGATACTCTTGCACTAGGTTTTTATACAAGTTATTGTATGCTTGTTTAACCTGCGTAGGGTTAGCGAATACTTGGTCTAGTACTTCACGATCAATGTCGCTTGCCCCCTCAAACTCATCACGAATGATACTTTCCTTAACTCGTGCGGCCTTTTTCTCTGTCGCATCCACTAGATTTTTATTAAATGTTTCGACTTCAGCTTTTGCACGTTCAAGGGTTTTCATAGACATACCGCCACGAGTAAAGTACGTGCTTTCCTCTAAGGCTTTTACTGTTTCCTCGGTTAAACCACCGCTCAACTGTGCGTATTTGCCAATTGGTACTGCTACATCTGCATCCGCCTCGATGCTTTTGGATACTTCCTCTTGCGTTACCAAACCACTATCAATCATGTTCTTAATGGCTTGTTGTCCTTGCTCTGTTTCTGCCATTTCATTGACATTTACATATGCAGTAGATACACCTACTTTATCCCCCTGTGCTTGTACGATTTTTCCGTATAGTTCAGGGTTTTCTTTTGCAATTTGATTGGATGATGCATCTTGTTTCAGCGATTGCATAATTGCGTGTCCGTTGCGGTTTTGTTCAGCCATCACAGCTTGTTGTTGTTGCTCTGGTGTTAGCTTTGTAAACTCATGGAACGCTTTCATTGTGTGTACGCCACTTACACCGCCGCCAAGTGTGCCTAAACCAATCACCGCTGGTAGTGCTTGTAGCATCGCACCACCTGCACCCAATGCAATATCACTAGCTGAATATGCATCCTCTAAGTCGTTTGCATTGCGGTAAATGTTGTGTTGTACCTTTTCATTGACATCTTGTAAACCCTCTTCGACTAACTCCGAACCGCTAGCTTTTAATGACGCTTTCGCCATTTGTCCGACTGTAGCACCAATGCCTCTATCAAAGGTTTTAATCGCGTTAGATGTAGCACCCTCTAATGATTTTGACATAATGGATGCTGGTGCTACTTTACCTACACCTTTAATCATGAAACGTGTTGATATCATTTCAATACCAGTATCAATTGCAGCAAATGACATGGCGTATTTATAGGCTTCATCATTAGAATATACTCTATTACCTTGTGCATCACGTTTATTTATTAGTTCGAGGTATTTATTGCCAAATGACATCTTATACATATTGTATGTCATATCAGCACCGCCGCCCCATTTAGCACCAGTTGCAGCACCTGCACCAATACCAACACCATCCGTGGCTAAACCACCGATAGCACCACCAATTACAGCACCTACAATTGCACCTCTGCCGCCATGTTTCCCCATCATATAGGTTTGTGCGGTAGTATCGCCTACAATAGCTTGCAACGGACTATCTAATGCATCCGCCTTGCGATATTGTTGTAAGTTGCCTTGCAAGCGTTCCATTTCATCGGTTAGTTCTTTGATGCGGTCTTTATCGGTAGTATGTGCTAGTTCAAACCCTACATTACCTAGTTTGATTTGGTCATTCATCGCCCAAACACTTTGCTGAATGCTATCAAAAATACCTCGTGTAGCTTTTGCTGACTGTAAGTTTTGCAAAGTAGTAATAGCCTCTGCGGAGCTTTTATAATTAATGCCAATTAATTCAGGATACAACTCATATACTTCATTAATAGTTTTACCTCGATTAATTTGTGCTGCGGCCGCCTCTGCTCGTCTGATAGCATCTTGACCACTGGCCATAATAATGTCAGGACTAATACCTAGTGCATTACCGCTATCTTGTGCTGATTGTGCCCAATCCGCTTTATTCCATAAGTAGATTTGCTCTGCACGATGCATTACAGGTTGTAAGATTTCACTTTGTTGTGGTGTAACATCAGTTTGTGTCAATGCGTTCATTGTATTTACAGCGACTGTAACGTTTGATGGGTTTTTTATTATCCAATCACCAATGCCACTAACTGCGTTACCTATAGCCTTACTATATGAATTGTCTGTTACTTCTTGTTGAATACCGCCAACAAAACCTACATTTGCATTTGATTTAATTTCAAATGTACCATTTGTCGCTTGTTCAGGTGTAATCTTATTCATTATTGACCTAACCTTTCAGCTAATTGTTCTGGTGTGATGGTGTGTTCTTCGCCCCTAGCATCTTTATAAACATAGTATGGCTGACCATCTGCACCAGTTGTGTTATATAAACCATACATACCTTGTGATGCTAGTTGTGCGTTTGTGTAAGATAATGCAGCACCTCTACCACCAAAGGTATTTGCTAGATTACCTACACCCCAATATTTACCAGTTTCAGTTGATGCGATTGTTTGTTCTGCCACCGCATCAGCACCCCATTGTGCCATTTGTGCTGGCGATGGGTCATATCCGTTTTTCTCCCTAAACTCTTGTACTTTAGGATAAACTGCGGTTGATACACCTTGCCATTCAACACCATCTATCTTTCTACCAGCTAAGTTTTCTATGCTACTTTTCATACCTGACATTTCAGGTGAGTACTTTCCAGTACCATTTGAATATTCATCAAATTCATGATTGATTTGTGTTAATTGTTGAGGGTTAAAATACACTCCCATTTGACCAAGAAAATCGTTCAAATCATCCATAGACTTGAATTGTCCGTTGGATATAGCGGTTTTAACACCTAATACATTAACCTCTTTTGCTTGCATTGCTTTTGCCGCCGCTTTATTTACAGAAATTTGTGCTTGGTTTAATTGTCCTTGCATTTCTCGTTGATATTCAGGATGTGTTTCTGCATAATCTTGTCTTAGTTTTAACACCTCAATATCAGTCGCACCATTTCTAACCGCTGCCGCTACACGTTGTTCAATCTCTACTTTTTGATTTTCAAGTATTTGTGCTTTGCGTTTAGCCATAACTTGTAAGCGTGTAGCCACGTTTCGTTGGATCATATCTTTTCGTTTTTGTGCCTCGGCTGGTGTTTCCTCTTGTCCTTTGCTATCGCCAAGCAATCTCGCTTTTACTTCTTGCATATATTGACGAACACTAGGTTCATCGCCATTACCTTGTGGAGCATCCCATGAGTAATGACCGCCATTTCCATCTATCGCGTCAGGCAAACCATCTCGCCACCGCTCACCATTTGCCTCGCCAGCGTACCAAGCAACAAATGCACCCTCTACACCATATCGTTGGACATATTGACCCAGTTTGAATGCAGCAACTTTCTTTTGTGCCTCTGGATCAGATATATCAGCACCAGCAAGCCCAGCCTCTTTTGACCACTCTGGCCAGTTTTCAGGCATGATTTGAAACATCCCATATGCACCAGTTCGACCATTAACCGCACTAGCATTTCCGCCGCTTTCTTGCCCCATTACAGCATTCATAACATCTTGCACAGTCGCATTTGATGCACTAACACCAGCCACCTTGCCAAATCCATTACCAAACAATTTATCAGTAACTTTAGTTAACAAATCAGGGTCATTAGGGTCAAACTCACCAATAACACCGTCAATCTTGCTATCATCTGATGTAGCTAATACCATCGATGCACTACGCACCTTTTGACGATACCCCATGATTTTTTCTTCATCGATTAAGCCTGACATAGCAACTTGATTAATAATCTTATTTGCACCATCCAAATCATCGTCAGCCATTTTCTTTTCAATCATGGTTGTGGCAATGTTTTGTTGTGCTTTCTTAACTTGTAAGCGGATAGTATTATCATCATACCCAAGATTAGATAATTGTGCGGCCACACTACCGCTCACTTGTTTCATGGCATCATCAAATGCATCAGGACTAGCATTTACTACCGCATTATTAGATATATTTTGCACATTCATATCTAATGCTTTCATAGCACTATCTTCAAATTGACCACGCACAAACTTATTGATTGTGTTTGTTGTATTAGTAATATCATTGTCTACAACTTTATTAAAGGCATTGACCGCATCTTTGAATTTAAAACCATACTTCTCGAATATAAGTTGCCTTGCTCTTTTCTCTTGTGTTTGATAATCAAGCGGAATTGTCAAAGCATTTTCTCCCTTTCGGTTCATAGCACCATTATCAGGGTTATATAGCCAATCATTCATCATGGCATTATACTCATTTGTTGCATTTACAACATCGGTCATTTCCTTTTGTTTTTGTATTGTCAACATTGTGTTGCCTAAATCACCAATGGCCTTTGTGAGGTTATCCATGCCTTGTGTGTTGCCACCATAAGCCATTTCATTTGCGTAACCATGAATATTACCATTGATGGTATTTAAGCGTTGCTCTTGTTCATAATTAACTAATTTCATAACTACCTACCATAAGTCCATACTTTTCTAACAGTTTTTACAGGCCTTTCAGTAGCACTTGTTAAATCGCCACCATATTGCGTAATGTATTTACCGCTGCCGCTATATTGCTGTTTCAATCCGTACATGCTAGATGCACCGCTTAATATAGTACCAATCATCGCTAACCGCCCCTGTGTTTTGGCGTTCGATGCGGATGCTCTTGCTGTGCTTGCCTCGTTGCGGTAGTTTAAACCATTTAGATATTCATTGTAGATACTGTTGTTTTTGTTGCTTTCCCAGTTGTGAATATCCTTATTATATTCATCATAACTAGATGCCATTAGTTGTAATGGTGTACCACTCATTGACAAACCTGTAGCACCAGCCTCGGCCGTATTCTGCCCTGCAATCAACCGCATACGAGCATCCATTTTATCTCGCTCTTGTAGTGCTTGGTTCGCTATATCCTGTTGTTTCCTATCTGATATACGAGCGTTAGCCTCGGCTGCTTGTGCCTGTGCATTATACATTGCAGTTTGTGCTTTGGTTTGTTGATGCTGGCCCCATAACTGAGTAACCATTTGACCTGCCATCAATGCAATAGGATTACACATTCGCATCCCCCTTTCTCAATGTAAATAGTTCCATTCCGTTGTGCGTGATATCGGAATGAATAACCGCCCCTAGTGATGTAAGCCATCTTTTGGAGCGGTGATTATCCTTGTGTATGAAATTGAATAAACATTCATGAGTGGATAGCCACTCTTTTATGATTGCGTTACTCCTCTTTAGAAATTCCTTTTGTAATTTCAAATTAGTATCTAGTATTTTGTTTCCCAAAAAATAAATACAGTACATTCCGTTGATTGGCTTTTTTGAAATACCATATACGGCTATTGGTACATCATCCTCAATTACAATGTGGTTTTCGTAATCCTCGCTGCATATATCCCTTACAAAATCATTTTTTCCATAATTTGGGAAATTTTGGTTCGCCATATTGACCTCTAAGGTGTCTATGGCTCGCAAGTTGATGTATAAGTCATGAATTAATGAAGTGTGCCTTACAGGGCAAATATCAAAGTCCTGTAACATTTGGGAATCCTCCGCCTATTTCTACCTCTCTTGTAACGCTCAAAAGGTTAAATGGATAAGGTTTATCGTGCAAAATACAGATAGATGAGTTAGTTGTCCATCCACTACCAACTTTTGGTAGTACACATACTTTATCACCGCTAAATAATTTCTTTGGCGGTAGTGTTATTTCATCCATAATACCAAAACACTTACCAATTTTACCGCCATGTGAATTGAGTAGATACATTGACATTCTACTCATGGTAATCAATCGCCCTTGCAATGTTCCATCTTGTACTTGTGTTTCAATGCTTGGTATTTGCATTTTAGTTGTATATCCTAATCCAACCGCAACACTTTGGCATTTGCCATCAATATTGATGATTGCAGTCGGTGGTGCTTTCTTGATTGGTCGTTCCCAACCATCTACAACGATTTGCACGTCCTCACCAACTAAATGCGGTGCAGTAATTGTTGATATATCATTGGCACTTTCCATACGTGTATAGCAGTCCATATAAACGTTGTCATTATCGCTATTGTACATCGGCTCAAACCGTTCAATTGTCATGATCGTTTCACCATTCAATATGCGTTCAACAATGACATATAAACTATCTTGCTCACCCTCTGCCACGCTCTCAGCATATTTATATTTGCCTTTTGTTGTGAAGTGCGACCACGCATACACCTTTTGTTCTGGAATGTAGGTTAAACAGTTGATTGTGCCATCATCCGCTACGTAATACACAATACTGTCAGGGTCTTGTGCATAAGCACTTGTGATAAAGTTACGATACTTTGTTAGATGCTTAACGAATAGAGTTAAGTCAGCCCCTGTGTAGTTATCACTTTCATAAGAATAACCCATATCACGTACTACACACCCTCTAGCTTGCACATACACGCATCTATTCCCTATGTATTGTGGCTCACATTCAGATGCACCACGTTGGGTTTGTGTGCGTAGATTGCAGTTTGTAGGTGTGATGGTTTTAGAACCATCTATAATCCATTCGTTACCACTCGTCAAAATCAATAAATCATTAGCAGGTATCAAGTGTCGGATGTCATACATTTTACGATTAATTACTGGTAATGTGATTGCACTATCATCTGTAATCGTACCGCCTACCTTTTCTACACCAAAGTTTGAATAATCACCTGTGCGACTAAACCATATGTAGTTAGGGTATTGAAAGCTAGATGCTAGGATAAACCTGTCTTGATAAAACGTACATACACGAGGATAACCAAGGCCTTTACCCCATTGTCCAAATCTGAATTTAGATGTGGCTTCATTTTCAACCACACCATTTAACACATTAACTTTAACGTGCTTGTTATCAACAAATTCTTTAATTTCAACTACACCATAGCTAACATGTGGCAAGAATGATAGGTCTACATTAACGCTACCACCTTTCAAATCAGATACAACTTTTAACTTAGCACTAGGACTAACCTTGCCTGCATCTGTAACGTTGTAGTCATTATTGGATGTATACACCCTGTAATCTTTCCATGTAGTGCCATTATCATTGCTGATTTGGATTTTCACTGTACCATTCCATGTGCCGTGCGATGTAAATTTCCATGACAAATCCTCATCAGTACTAAATTGTTCTACATCGTAATTGATGTTGTTATAATCCGTATTATGCACTTCATGTCCACGTTCATCACCATATACCCATCTACTACTTTCAATTACTGAACCAGTACTGTTAGTTGTAATTGCTTTCACAAAATGCTCAATCTGCATTACAGAATGAACCATATCAGCATTGAATATATCTTTTGTAGCTGTTAAGGTATCGCCATTCAAGATTACAGTACTTTCTTTGTCTGTATTGACTTCGCCGTATGGTTGCTCGGATAGTTTGTATGTATCAAATCGCCAGTCTGTATCACTATATCGTGATAGCGTTTTAACTGGATACTTACCACTACAAATGAACATTACATCACCACTTTGAATGCAGTTCAATTTATCGACTACATCACTTTCAAATGGTGTTTCTAGTTCGATACCTGTATAGATACCATTTCGCCACACACGGATGTAATGTTCTCCGATTTCAAGTAGAAACGATTTATTCTTTTCGGCCGTAAATTCAAATAGCCGTGTTGACTTATCATTGTTTTTAACTTGCCCTATATACTCTGAACCTTGCCTACGAGCCACCGCACCATAAGGACGAATTACCGCATTTTCTGCCACCAATAAAGCACTTTTAAATTGTTCTAGATCATACCGCCTAGATACATCAGGCGAGATTTCACCAGTAGTAAAGGCTAGTTGTGGAATATATAACGGTTTCATACTCACCAACTCCTAACCTTGAGATAATTTGAAACATAAGGCATATCTTGCCTACGTTCCTTAGCACTTAATGATTTAGCCTCTTGTGTGGCTGCTTGATACAACTTGTAGCATTGGTCGAACAAGCCACTATTACCAGTTAATGGCATGGCCAATTCTGCGCCCATTTTTGATTTTAAAGCCTGTACAAATACAGGACTAAATATATCTATATCTTTCACATCGTACACATAATCAATGTACGCAAGCGGTACATCGCTCACTATGTACTTTGTGTTATCGTCAAAAGTAAATACATCATATTCCTTTTGGCTTTCCGCTCTAAATCGTTCACCTTTAGGAATGACCCCTAAAATACGTAAGCACTTTTCAGGATATGCATATACAAATTGATAGCCATCCAACTTATGCATTGATTGGATGCACTTCTCACGCTTTCGTGCGAAATTCCACTCAAACTGTGATAATAGCATCTTTCGTGTAGCATCGTAGTGCAGCCTGCATTGTCTAGCTGTTTCGTTTTCTTCATCAAGGCTGTATATCCTACCACCATTGATAAGACTAAGAGCCATATTACAAATATCAGTAGGTGTCATATTGCCCCCTTATAGTGAAAAAGAGGGATGCATAAGCACCCCTCTTAAATTGTTATTCTTCTGTTTTCTTACCACGCTTTGGCTTTTCAACAGGTTCTTCATCTTCTTTTACGATGCCATCAAACACTTCTTCACCAAACTGTTCGATGATTTCATCAGAAACATCTACTTCTGTTCCTTCTTCAACCACGCCGTATTCGCACAAGTAAATTTTCTTTTTTGTCGTTACTAACATAAACTACACCTCTTAGATCATATCAATATCAAACACCAAGAAAGAGGAAATTGTACCACCAGTCATGTTATTAGCATTAACTTTGATGTATTGTTTAACCCCTTTGCCTAAACGTGTTACTACTTCAGTACCAGCCTTAGCATTTGCAGGTAATGTAATACCATGTAGCAATACCGCACTTTCCATATTTTCCTTATGGGATGTATACACATTGAATAGTGGTGTGCCTGTTACATCTTTGTCGATGCGAATCACGAGCCATGGTGCATTATACGCATCGCCGCCACCGTTATATACTGCAGGTGAGGATGTATTGGATGTGATTGCTTGTTTGTTGTAAAAAATATTCTCTTTATCTAATAGCATATATTGTTACCCCCTAATTATCTAACTTGTTCTTCACCAATAATCAATGCATCAGTACGTCTAACTGGTGTACCATTAAAATCAACTGTGATTTTGCCTGGTTCTGCACCTGCTGCAGTTTGGTATTTATGCCCCTCGTTAAGTTGTTTTCGCAACCACCCACGAACAGTTTTATTCATGTACCATACTGGTCTACCCATACCAAGGTTAGGGATTTTTTCTTCCGCATCAATCATTAAGTCGATAAGGTCTGCACCAGTAGCAGCATTTTTAGTCAATTTAGTTACATCGATATTGCAGATACGAACCACATATCTCCAATCACGAACGGTTAAACCATTCTTCCATTGGTAGTGTGTTTGATATGCTTTGTATTTTTTACCATCGTTAGTAGTTACATCAACTACGCCATCATTATCCCATTTGAAACCAGCTTTAGAGCCTTTAGGATAAATACCATGTACTGTGCTAGGGCCCCATACTACTAACCAAATAGATGTTAAATTAGCACCTGTACCACCAGCATCGATAATATTTTCGCCACTCTTAGCGGTTTTATCAGAATACCGTGGTGTAAAGCCTACGAATTTTTCAGGCATAGCCTTAGAGCCATAGAATAGCGTAGTTGCCATTTCTTGGTTCATCGATTCTAAGAAAGCACGATCTTCTTGTAAGCGAAATTCTTTTGCGTTATTAGAAATATCTGCTAAATCACGGTCTACTACAGCATAAGCCTCTAGCATGCCGCAAGTATCAGTTGCTTGTGCAGTTGTAGATTTGCTTGGTTCTACGCCGTCATTAAATACACGCCAAGCGACTTTAGGTAAACCAGTACGAACGGTAGATATATTCCCTGTAGGTAAGTTACCTTCAAGCATTGTCATATCTGTTAACACTTCATTTGTTTGTTCCATGAGTTCTACGATATTACCAAGTGTCCCATCACCCTCCATGCGTTTTGTAATATCTAAAATTGTTGGGTTCATTACTCCGATTGCCATATATTAATCTCCTTTACATGTCTTTATAAATAGCATCCGCCAAATCTTTCTCTGTTGTGATTTGATTTGCAGGGCTTCCATTCCCTGCGTTGTTATCTTCGCCTGCCATATTAGCAATGTGTGCGAATAGTTGAATTACTTCTAACCGATTACCCAAGCCGTTTTCTGCCAAAATTTCACGGATATTAGGAATTGTCTTTTCTACTGCCTCTACGCCTGCGGCCGCTCGGCTTACAGTTTCATCAAATTTAACCCCTAATGTTTCTTTTGCGGTTTCTGCATACCCATCGTATTGTGCTTTTAGTGCCTCTTGCTTTTGTGTTTCATAAGCATTCACTAAATCTGTAGCATATTTGCTACCGAATTTAGCCAACTCTACTGCTTGCTCTTGCGTAGCACCTACACCATTTAGCATTTTGGAAAACTCATCTGCGATGGTTTGGTCGACTTCGCCACCCTCAAATGCTTGTGTGAAATCATATACAGTAGGTTCTGCAGGTTCTGTGTTTTGGTCGGTTTTATTATCACCGCCGCTACCGCCTAAAATCGTGTTTTGGTTATCTTGCGTGTTCGGTTCTTGTGGTGTACCACTTTCCGCACTCGTTGTGTTATCATTCGTGCCTTGTTCTAATTCTTCTGCCATGTGGTTTATTCACCTTTCTTTTCTAAATCGTTAAATAGTTTTTGCTGTTGGATATATTCAAGTTGTGCTTGGTGATACTTCTTTGCACCCTCAACACCATCCCCAATATGTCCGAGCATATTCATGTAAGTTAAACCAACCTTGCGTTTTCCCTCGTTGAAAAACGTTTCTGAATTGCCTGTAAACGATTGTTTCAATATGTTGGTATGGTCTAAAAGCCTACAAAAAAACCACCTACCAAGTTCAGTACTTAGTACGTGGTTAAGAGCCTCGATATCACGCTCTCGTATTCGTTCTTGTTTAGTTTTCATCTACACACCTACGCCCATTCCCATTAATTGTTGCATTACAGGGTTTCCATCATTCGCCGCATCGGTTGCTTGTTTAGCAGCACTTGCCATTTGAGGTGCTAATTGTGCAGCTTGCATCATTTGTGCTTGTTCTTGTTGTTCCTGTTGTGCTTGTGCTTGTTCTTGCATCTTAGCTTGATATTCGTCATTCGATACAATTACTTTTGCAGGTACACCGAGATTTACACCGTAATAGTCGGCCGCCTCTTCAAAATTAAACTTTTGTAGAATGTTAGGATTGCCCTGTGCTAATGACATAAGGAACGCAAAATACTGTTCAATAGATGTCAAGGATGATACCTTTTGTGCTTGTGCCAATGGTGAAATATATTCAATCTTCACATCTTGTCCGTTTAATTGTTCCGCCAATTCATCGCTAATCGGCGGAAATACACCCGCACGATCTAATATCGCATAGGTTCGTTCAATAATCGGATTAAGAAATTCAGATTGTAAGCGTTCAACTACAGGCCCTAGCTGTTGCAGTTTTTCCTGTGTACGTTCCATGACTTCTCTTGCTGTCATCTGTGTAGTACCAAGATTATCAAGCATTAAGAATAAATCCGCACTATAAGCACGTTTAATGCTTTCAGATACGAATTGTATTTTAGCTTGCACATTCGCCACATCAATTCCTACATTGAATACAGGTTCAACCTTACCGCCTGTATCAATTTCCGTAATGCCACCAGGGAATAAATTTACATTACCAATCACATCAGAAGTTGCACTCATCGGTGGTTTAATGCCCAATTCAATAGCGGTTGCTAAATCCTTTTCGAGCAGTTGCAACATTCTTGCATCTGCTTGTGCGAACCATGCACACCCTTTACCATAGCCGCTCAAATCATGAGTGGTATGTCTAGCAATCGGAATGGGCCATTCATTAAATCCACTATGTCTTAATACTTCATCTTCTCGACTACCATCAATCCAATAGATGGATGAGTAAGGCATGTTTTTATTGCCAATTGTAGCTTTTCGGTCTTTGTTCGGTAACACAAACCAACACACAATAAATGTTTTTGCATTGCCTTTACCATCATCATATGCATTTCTAACATTGATAGGGCAAGCGTTGTATCCAAACTCCTCGACTATCTGATCAGCAGTCATTCGATACTTTCTACCAAATGTATTTACACCGCCATTACTGCCACACTCTAACGCATACGTACCGATTGGATAGGATGTAAAGCGTACACCCGCTTTACTATCAGGCATGATGCTCATTGGTGATTGTCCGAATGGCAACTCCATATACACTTGATGTACTGTGTTGTAGAAATTAGATTTTGCAAATACTGCATATAGTATCTCTTCACGCTCATCTAACACTTCAGCTACTTTACTATTCGCCGCTACATCTGCATTTTCCATAGTCAATTTAAACCATTTTCGGCTAGGCGGTGTCATGCCACTCATTACACCGCTTGCAAATATTTGGCAACTTTCCCATGCTACACCATTATTTATCTTATCGGTGTAGATTTTGGATTGGTCTTGTTCATCGTCAAACACACCAAGAAATGGTAGTTGATAGTCTCGAATATCTTTCCACCTTGCAATGTACTTTTGACGGTTGTCGAACATCTGATTAAATTTAGCTTTAATTCGCCCATAGTTTTTAGGCTTAATGAATTTACTGTCAGTCGGTTGCCTTGCTAGATTTGATAAGATAGTACCACTCATATTAGCCACCCAATGTAGATTTGCCTGTGCCTTGATTTAATGCACTAGCCAAGATAGTACTATCAAACCCAGCTTTTTTACGTTTTTTATTGGTGAACCATTGGTCATCCTTTTTCGTCAAGTCATCAGTTTGTACTACTGGTGCTGGTGCTGGCTGTTTAACATCAGGCATTTTGTTTTTCATGCACATTCGCATACCCCCTTTACTTAAACGGATTGTATTCCGTATTCGCCACCCTCTTTTGATTGCCATTTATTTTTTTAGTGACCCTAAATGCAAAGGTCAAGGCTAATGCATCGCCTTTGTTTGGTGATGGTAACCCTCGTTCTTTCATGTCCTTTTTGCTTTCAAGTTGTATTCGGCCGTTTTTATCAATGATCGCTTCTGGCCCTACGAGGTCATCATACAATCCTTGTTCATTAAGAATTGAACCGCCCTCTTTTAGCCATTCTTTCATTTCGCCCCACATGTACGCTCTCATATTGAGGTACATATTGTTAGGCGATGCACCACCAAAGGCAACTAACCGCCATTTTCTACCCATCGACTTACCGATACTGTAAATACCTGTTCCATACCCTTGGTCAATGAATACCGCATCAGCTTTATATTCATCCTCGAATTGTGCTATTAGGCCAGCCATACGCATATCATCGTCATTCTTTTCAATCGTTGCTAAACACTTCATGTGATATCCATTACGCATTACAATTTCTAGCGTGTCACCACCAGTCCATGCAGGGTCTACACCGATAATCGTTGGTAGGTTATTGAATTGTCCTACTTTGTATACTCGTCTCTGTGCTTCATCTACAATTGATGCGGATATAAATTGAGTATCCGATGCACTAGGGAATATACCTCTTACACGCACTTTCACAAAGTCGCTATCCTCACCATGAATATCAACCCATTCTTGCAATTTCGCCTTGTTTGAGATTTTAACAGTACGGCTATCTATTTGATATGTAGTCCAGTAGGCACGATGTTTTCTAAAACATTCTCTAAACCTGCCACTATTACGTGTAGGATTACCGAACACGCACCATATAATCTCGGTTTCCTTATCTGTCAAAGCACCCTCTGTAACTTCCCATATCTTATCAGATATTGCGGATGCCTCATCAAATATGATAAGTATTCTATTACCTTGATTATGCAAGCCTGCGAATGCTTCTGGATTACTTTCACTCCACGGAATAGCATCTATCCGCCATGTCTTTTCGTACTGTTTATCAGCACTAAACAATGCGGTTGCCGTGTATGTAAATAGTTCCTTACCTATAAACAGGTTGTACCATTTGTTAAGTTCCGCCCAAGTCTTAGACTTTAACTGTGTATCAGTATTAGCGGTTACAACTCCCCTCGTATTCTCATGTGTAGCAATAGCAAATAGAATTAAAATCGATGAAAAGGCTGACTTACCAATACCATGACCAGATGCAACTGCAATTTGTATTGCCTTAGCTAATGACTTTCCCTTGCGTAATTCCTCACCTATTTTCTTGAAAGCATTAACCTGCCATTCGTCTGGCCCATCAAAATTTTCAAGCGGTGTCCCTTTTTCACCCCAAGGAAAAGAGAAGTATGCAAAGCCTAATGGATCATGCGTAAACGAACCCAACGCATCAATCAGTTGTGCCTTGTTGTACTTCATCTGATTTCACCCTTGCTTGTTTCATCCTATCGGATATATCAATCTCTATTTCTGCATCTAGTTTCACCTTATCGGTAAATAGCATGTGCCGTTTACCCAACAACTCGGCTGCTTTGGTTCTATCTGCAATCGAAGTATCCAAACCGAATGCATCTTTCTCTTCACCATTCATAACCTTGGTTAGGTACTCCAGCACTTCATCAGCAGTTGCGATTGTGTTTTTACTACGCTCATTCATGACTGCATCTATATATTGACGGACGTTAACTTTTGTCAATAACTGACTACCTTTAGTTCTTGCCGTCTTTTCTGAATATCCAGCAGTAATTGCACTTTGTGTTCCGTTGGTGGTCTTAACGTATTCATCAGCAAATATGCGTTCTTTCTTAGTTAGTTTTTTTGCTAATTCATTTATACTCGCCAATGCTACTCACCACCTTTATATGTCTTAACTAAAAATAGCAGTACTTCATGTTGCTTAGTACTGCTATACTCACTTTCTTTCTTATAGAGTTGTCCTTGCTTGAACGTTTTCCCTTTCTTGTACTTGTGAGGAAATGTTAGTTTGTACTCTTCCTCGGTGTACATTCGATTGACGATATATACCTTACAAGGCTTATCATATTTACTCCATGATTGCCTTACATCAACTACATATCGCCTACCATTCATCTGTAATGCTTTAAGTAGTTTCTTTATCGTTGGCTGATAATTCACATTAAGCACCACACAATACCGACTACAATCAACACACCGCACACAATAGCTAGACAATCAATAAGGCTAAACAAGTTGTCTTCACGATGTTCAAACGCATATTTTGCTTTTGCCTGTAAGTCTTTATTATCTAAATCTTGTGCAGCTTTTTTGAATAATGCTCTATCTTTAATAAATTGTTTAATTGCATTAATCATTTTAGTACTTCACCGCCTTTCCGTTTTAATTTCCCATTAGATCGCACACACAAACCGCATGCACTTTTGCTTGCGTTCCCCTGTGTAATGTACGTTTGGCATAATCCGTCATACTCAATGACATTCGCCGTACACTTCCCTTTCTTGTTGTTTAAGCATTTACGCTTACAACACATAATATCAGTCATCATTTCTCCCTTTTTGATAACTTTATGCAAAAAATGAGATATATCGCCGTGGATATACCTCATTATGTGATAGTTTTATTCATTTGTAGTGTAATGATTATTCAAAAATAATTGCACTCTCTAAACCGATACCGCTAGATATATTTCAGTTGTTTGGAGGCTCATGAAATCACGTATCTTTTATTGCATCATTGGAAAGGATGCGGTATCAGTTTACAAAATGCAATATATGAGGTGCGGTGAACAGAAAGAATATAGATTATGTATGCTTGAAAAACAATTCGTGTATTTCTTAATCTTAATAAAATATAAAACCGCACCTCAATATTTTGTTATTGTGCCTGCAACAGCACGATTGCTCATCGGCAACCTTTACACCTTATATTCTACTATATATTGACAAAGACTTATACGGACATTTGCGGACATTTGCGGACATTTGCGGACAACTTTTTTCCACATTCTATCAACGCTCTTTCTTTATACCTCTTGGCCTGTTTTGCCGAGTAGCATCCAATCATTTTATAAGCATCTTCGGTAGTATTGTTCAACACGTACTCGTACCTCAAGATGATTGCCCCCAGTTTTTCGTCTAAACTATCAATCAATCTGATCGCATCGCATTTTAATTTAGACAACTCATCAATACGATTATCACGCTCTTTCACTATATCCAAAAATCTAGCTACACTTCCTTCTAATCCTTGCGGAGTGCCACCGCCTGATACTCTGTCTTTACTGTAATCAATAGCACCTATCGATGTAAGGTTTGCTCGTAGTTGGTTGATTTCTTCCTTGATAGATGCAATCTGTACATCTATTAACTTAACAGGTTGTAGGTATTCAACCGCCTTTTCTATCAGTTGTTTTTCGTCTAATTCTCCCAAACACTTCACCTCACTCTTTACGCATCGTGTATTTATACTTCTGCTAGTTTCGCTAATCTCCAAGGTAATGCATGTTTATTTTCAAGGCTCCAAGATGTTGCGCCATTTTTCCAAGCATATACAGTTTCATCTTTATAATACGCAAAATAGCGTTTTTTCCAATCGTTACTGTCAAAATCCTTAACCAATATAGGCGTGTCAACGGGCAATTTCGACCAATCAGCAATACCTAGATATTCAGCAATATCAATCAACTGGTCTTTTTCCTCAAAACACGTACTACCCACCATCACACGTGGCAAGAAAGGGTTTAAAAACTCCCTTTCACCGTTAAAAAAGAACAATACATCATCTTCAATTTCGGCTTTTCTAAAGCCTAAATCATACATGCGTTTAAATAGTTCATCTGTAAATTGTTTGTTATTCATACTCTAAACCACTTCTTTCTTGTTTCACTATATTGATACAACTCTGGAAATTCCAATTCTATTTCTCCGTTCTTTTTTACAGCCACTCCAACAATAAACCGCTTTTCATCACTTTCATAAGCTAGCTTTTTAAGAAATTCAATAGCACTTTCTTTTGTTTCGTGTACGTCTATAAAATAATCAGAATGTACAACGTATCCGCTATAAGCCGTCATATCAACCACCTAATGTTGGACATTCACATTCCCATATGTAATCTTCAAATTCATGCACGTTATAAAGAACTTCATCACCATTTGATTTATATTCAAATTCCTCTGCAAAGTTCATGCCACATTCGTAACACTTGCCTCTGATATCCAATCCATATTTTTTAGCAAGTTTCGGATATCCTTGCCTATTAACACACCATGCATGTTTTATTTTGATACAGAAAACTCCTAAGCCATCCTCACCAAAACAAATGTAATCATCTGAGTTTTTAGCATCCTCTGCACTCACATAAGATCTAACTAATGAGTTTAAAAATATGTTTTCAAACGGAATATTTGGCATTAACTCATCATACTTTTCTTCAAATACAGGTTCAGAATCGTTAAATTCAGATTTAATAAACTTCATTAAACTTTCTTTTGAGCCTCTGAACTTAATCCAACCTTCACACCAATTCGGCATTTTACTCACCTCTTATGATAGGGCGGATATTTCACCGCCCATATCTCTTTCTTATTTCCCAGTACTACCATAACCGCCATCGCCACGTTCTGTTTCGCTTAGTTTATCTACTTCTATTACATCAACCATTGCTATTGGTACGATGATTAATTGTGCGATGCGATCACCTCTAAATATTGTGTAATCGCTACAAGATATGTTTTCATATGCAATGCTGATTTCACCTCGATAATCTGCATCGATAATCCCTACGCTATTTGCACATCGTAGTGGCGTTTTACTCATGCTGCTACGTGGTACAAGTAAACCCATATGACCTTTCGGAATTTCTACTGCTATTCCTAGCGGTATCTTCTTTTGACTGTCCGCTGGCACTTTAATATGGAATGGGCAATATAAATCTAATCCAGCTGCATCTTTACTACCTCGTGTAGGCAACTCAACATATTCATTTAATCTCTTTACTAACATTTATCCAATCACCCCATATTTTCATTCTTGTAACCTGGTTACTCGTAATATTCAATTCAGCCATGATTTGTCTGTTACTCATACCTCGCTTGCAACGCTCAATGACTTTATCGATTAGTTTAAATTCATCTTGTATGCTTGTTTTTTTACGATTACCAGCACCATTACCACCTATAATTTCAAGGGCATCAGTCACATCAAGGTTGCCCCATACTACCGATGCTAGTGCTAACCAATTTTTGCAATTATACGGAATGCCATATACCGATGTATTAACTGCCAAGTTCCTCACTCCATTCACTATCTTTATAGATTTTAAAAAAATCATCTGCACTCATGATTACAAGCCACTTTTTATTACTTTTCTTCCATGCAACGATTGGTATATCGCCATTTTCTGCTTGAATTGCATCGTGTTCCGCCTGTTCATATGCTTTCCTTACATTGAGGTTTTCTACAAACTTCACCTCTTGGTGGATGTTTGGTAAACCTACGCAGTCCGATGCATCGCCTGTATTACCGCAATATTGGACTGTTCGCCTTACCTTATCAAACCCATTGGCACGGCATACATCACGCCATAGTCGCTCACCTCTTGCTCCTTTCTGCTTACTATTTACTTTCTTTTTCTTCTTGTCTATTGGCAATCTTCATCACCGCCTTATTCTGCAAATTCCATCAAATTCGTTTGCACTTTAATATTGCTCAACATCTTATCTTTTGCTTTTGCATACATTTTTCGGTCAATCTCAAATCCGTATGCACTTCGACCGAGCTCCATCGCCGCCCTTAACGTGCTACCGCTACCAGCTACAGGGTCAATGATTACATCGCCCTCGTCTGTGAATATTTCTATCAAGCGTTTTAGTACGTTAACAGGCTTTTGCGTTGGGTGGATGTTAGGAATGATATTCTTGTTATCACGTTTCCATTCAAAGTGATCAAATATCATTTTTTTGTTGTTATTGAATTTAGGCAACTTTTCACGATACAGAATTAACGCATATTCTGTAGCACCAACTATACGCATATTAGCTTTTAGTACTTGTGCGGAATAGTTTTTGTTAAACGTGATAGGAATATAATTATTGAACCCATGTTTTTTTGCATACTCAATCACCATTGGCATTTGTTGAAACGAACAGAACACAATCATGCATGGTGCTTGACCTCGTTCTTTAGGTTCTTTTTTCAATAACCGATTGCAAAAGTGAAAATATTCTGCAATGTTGAAATTGTAATCGGAGTTAAAGAACGCCTTACCAGCTTTTTTGCTTTCTCCGTTCTTATTATCCCCCCCTACATACCACATAGGATTACTAGCATAAGCGTTATTCCCTAGATTGTAAGGAATGTCAGCAATTACCAATTGTGCCTTTGGTATTCCATATCTCTTAAAATTTTGAAAATTGTCATTAAATAACTCTACTTTCATCTATTCACCACCCTATATATTGTTCACATCGTTTTAAAATATCTTTTACTAACTCCAACGGAATATGCGACCTCATGTTGTATCGATTTATTCCCTTTATGTTTAACTTGTCGAATTTGATCTGGTTTTTTATATCATCTTTAAGCAGTTTCAAATCAATATTGCTACCAAATTTCGTTGGTTTCTTAACTGGGTAATCATAGTTGTTGTAATAAGTTAGGTTTTCATATGGGATATTGAACCCTATTACATTTGCTATGTATTCCCATATCCGCCCATATGCTGGGTTTTCAATCACAAATACTTTAGGTTGGTAGCGCTCAATAATTTTCAATGTGTTGTAGATGCACATTTCACCATTGATACGTGTTAGAAATGACTTATCATACTTGAATTGGTAGTTTTCATAATCAACGTGATTTCTGATTGTGAATTTACTTCCTGGTTCATATTCATCAAATAGATTGATAGTCATATCCTTTTCTTGTTTCCAGCAAGCATTTCCACCTTTCATCGCACTTGCTACACTCCAACTTTCACATGGTGGACTAGCTAGAATAACATCGGGTCTATCTAGCTTGTCCAACTGTTCCCATAGTGCATTTGGTTTATGTAGCGTATTAACTGCTAAATCTTGATTGATACACGCATCACCAATTCCTATTGATGTTATTGTGTGTTGCCCCCCCATATTCATGTTATATTTATCTACAGCTTGACGATAGCAGCCGTTGCCATCATCAAATAATCCCCATATGTACATCTCCTAACCTCTAATCATGTACTGTACAGCCGTATTTCTTATTACGATTGCACTTTCTTATTCTCATCACGTTATCCCCTATGTATGCGGTAATGTCATTTCTCATTACTGCATTATCAAATTGTTGTTTCTTCTCTTGCTTATACGATTGGTAGGCGGTGCATTTACCATGACAACCTACCTCTCTGTATTCGCACCCCTTACATGGTGCTTTCATAATCAATATCCTTATTTGTCGATATAATCACTAATTCTGTATTTCTTTGTTTCAAAAACCACCAATGCATTATTTTCGAACCCATATTTCTTCTCCCATGCTCGGAACACTTTTGTTAGCTCCTCGCTGAGTTCGTCAATATGCTCTTCCTTTACATCGTTCAAGTAATCGTCCGACCATTCTTTAATTTCATCATCCATATCATATTCAATTAAATTCCAAAGTACTCGTTCACTATCAATCTTTGGAACGTAATAACAAGGGTGTCCAACACATACCCATTCAATATCACGATTGCTAGCAACATCGCCAAAATAACTGATGTATTCTAAATAATCCGCTATTGCATCTTTAATACTATCTTGCGGTTCGCCAGCTTTTCCGTTATCAACCCAGCAATATTTTGTTTTATCTTCAACTAGCATTGTTATTCATCAACCTCTTCTAACTCTTCCACTTCTTCGACTTCTACGCTATCAAACCATTCATTCATATCACGGCTTTCCACATCTTCTGTAAGTGTAATTACATTAGCTTGTTCTTTGGCCTCTTCAAAGCTTTCACACTCTACGATTTTTTCAAAACCAATTGTTACATATCCTGAAATTTTAAATTGTTTCATCTTTTTCACCTCTTAGAACGATGTATTCAATATCAATACTCATTCCTTGCAATCTTCACACTCAATAACACAATTAGTCGGAGATAACGCAACAAATGTTCCGAATGTATCTGTAAAGATAAATAGTTTTGTATTTCCTTTATCTATATTTCTTATGCAACATTCAAATTCATTTTTATCTTTAAATGTTTTTGTTTTGTATATCTTAGTTCCACAATGCATTACTACCAATAACCTAACCATATTTTCACCTCTTAAAATGGAATATTTTCATTTTGCGGTTGCTCAAAACTGTCAAAGTTACTGCCAGTATCAAAACCGCCATCAAGCTTTTTGCCAACAAAATCGGCTACTACTTCCGTAACGTAGCGTTTTTGGTTATCTTGCGTTTCATAACTTCGTGTTTGAATACGTCCATTTACGAGCAATCGTTCGCCTTTTTTACATGCACCAACTGCTTCCCCAGTCTTGCCCCATGCTACGCAATTAATGAAAGCAGTTTGTTCTTTTGTTTCGTTGGTTGTACTGTCAACGTATGTATTGGTTGCAGCTACTGTGAAAGTTGCCACGGCTTTCCCACTTTGTGTAAATCTCAATTCAGCATCACGTGCTAAATTCCCTAATAGTTGTACTTGGTTCATATCAATTCCCTTTCTTAAAACTCACTTATATAATTCGGTTCTACATTGCACTCATCAACGCTCACATCGTATTCACCGCCTAACTTGCAATCTATTGTTACATTGTCATTCAAGTAATCGATGATTTGATGCAGTTTGTGCCACGCTTGCCCCTCTGTTTCTGCATTGATATTGGTGCTAATACTAAACTCAACTTTTATATTTCCTATATACTCCATGTGTTATCCCCCTATTGCACCCTTTATGAGTGCTTTCGCTTTATCTGATATAGTGCTTTCCTCTAACACTTTCATGACATCTACAGGTTCTTTTGCCACCTCGACCAAGTTGCCTGTGCTTGTCATTTCTATTTGCTTATGACCAACACTTATCAAAGCCTTATCATGTTGTGCCTTTTCTCTAGCTTTCAGCAACAAATGATTGTCTTTGATTGCATTAGCCATTCTTTGGCGGTGTTTCTCACGATCTATTAATTGCTCATAGCATTTAATAAACTGTGCCCTGCAACTTGCCTCGTTATATTCATGTCCCATTCTAGGGTCGAAGGACGACCATATCGCCCTTGCAGCCGTTAAGGTTATTCCCTCTAAATGCTCCTTTCCATTGTCATAACCATAAGTGCCTGCTACTTTGATTACTTTCTCCCATGCAGTTTGTGCGGTTTCCACTTCATCATGCATATTCACATATGCACTTAATGCTGAACACTCCTCACGAATTTCTGCAATTGTTGGTAAGAATTTACATTTATTAATCAAATTAGCTACTGCTTGTTCCAACGTTACAGGATTGACATTGCCAAGCATCGTAACGTATAGCTTCATACGTTCTACTGACATATCAGTACTGTATGCTAGCTGTAACATCGATAGTGCTTTCACTATCTGTTGTTGATTGTTCATCTTCACCCCCATATTCACGCATCAATTTATTAACAACATCTATTGCGTTTTGCTTGTTGCTCTTTGCAGTTTTGTTGTAGCTATTTTTCTCCCAAGTCCTAACTGCTGCCTTCCAATCTTTCATAGAGTTCTTTCCTACTTTCCAGCCATTGCTTTCGTAGTAGTCGTAGAATTGTTCAGCATTTACATTATTATTACGTTCAAGACAATACTGTGTAATTTGAGATAGAGTAGGTTTTTCAAAACGCTTGCGTTTTGTTGTAGTGCTTTTTGCACTACTATGTATCTCTTTCTCTATCTCTATATCTTTCTCTAACTCTATCTCTATCTCTATCTCTGGTGTAGATTTCTTCAAGATTTCTTCAAGATTTCTTGATTGAGTTAGTTTATTTTGTTTACGTTCCTCAGATATTCTTCTGTCATAAAGCCTTTGTCTATCAGCTTCAGTACTACCTTTACCTATGAAATTTTGAATATCCAACATATAGATAGCACCATTTTCTAATACTTCTATAAGTCCAAGTTCTTTAAACATAGATAACGCTTGTTTGATAGTGCCTACTTGATGACCTGTTACACTTGCTAGCATTTCAGCGTTGTAAGGAATGCGTTCATTTACTACCAACTTTCCGTCATTCTTTAGGCTTCGTAGGTAGAGTTTTAAAAGAATATTACTGTACAAGTAGCCGTCTTTCATGCTTTCTAATATCTTCAACTCATCACTGTCAAAGAAATTATCTTTCAGCCGTAGATAGTAATACTTTTTGTTATCGCTCATAGGCTAGTCCTTGTTTAGATTTTCAATAAACTCATCTGCACTTAACGGCTTGCCTAGTGATACAATTCGTGCTAACACACTAGCAATTTCATCGGCTTCATTTTCTTCTGCATCTAATACGCTATCAACCATTGCATAAATTGCGCTTAGTTCTGAGATTATCCGATTATTAAACGTATTACTATTTTGGTCTTTTTTGTAATATTCAATGCGATTTTCTACGTATGCTCTAATCATTATTAACTCGTTCATATTTATCTGTCCTTTCTTCAATGATCGCTTCTAACTTCTTTTTTGTTTCTTTGGCAAATACTCCGTGTGCTAAATTGTTATGGCAATATCTGCACAAGCATGCTAGATTGGTTAATTCGCTTGTTCCACCTCTACCCCTAGGCAATATGTGATGCACTTCCGTTGCAGGTGCGCCACATATTACGCAACATGGATAGCCGTCTATACTATCTCGTTCTATGGCTTTCGGCCTTGTTATTTTGTAGAGTTTATCATCTTCCCTTTTTCGCTTGTTCATTCCCCCACTCCTTAACTAGCGATTGTATGTAATCACTATCTTCAAGTTGTATCCCTAGTTGATGGCATTCATCCACTAGGCAATCTATCAATCGTTGCATTTCTGATACTGTATATACACTGCTTCCGTGGTAGCACATGATGTTGTGATAACCTTTGATGCTTTTACATTCGCCAGCATCTTCGGCTATCCACCCTATTCCGTGTGCTTGCCATATTTGGATGTACCTCTCTATGGCATCCTCACGTACTGGTACATAACTAAAATGACTACAATCTTTGATTGCTTTGCGGTACACATCCTCTTTAGATGTGTACGAATGAGCGCTCATGACTTCCGCTATCTTTTGACATAGAACCCAGCAATATGCATTAGCGTTCATACTACGTGATTTTGATTTCTTTTTAATCTCAATCACATATTCTTTTTCTTTATCTAATTTCGCTAGGTCATTGTCATGTGGTGCTGGTATGACTACCATTACACCTAGCGGCGAGCGTAACAGTTCGATGTTATTTGTTGTCCACTTCATAACCTTTTACCCAGTCATAAAGCATAGACATTTGGTCTCTCGTAATGTTATCGATAACACACATTCCAAACATTTTAGTTGCTTGTTGCGCTACTTGTTCTGCACTCACACCATGTTCGCTTGCCATCTTCAAAACAATTCCATATGCATTGTGTGGATCAAATTCTTTTTCTTTCCGTTCTTTTTCTGCTGCTGCATTAATTTTTGTATCTTGCAGTCCTCTATATACATCAGCACCTACACCAATCATTTTTGCTGCAGTACCTAATGCATCAGTAACGGCCATCTTAAAGGCTTCATCGTTGCCGTGAAAACCATTTTTATCTTTGTAGATTAGGAAATCTCCACCATATCCAGGAATTGGTTCACTCCATTCATCACCATCTTTGATGTATAGATTTACCAATACATACAACATAGTTTCTTTGGTTTCCTCGACTGGTACTTGTTGAGTACTAACAACTTCAAACTTCCAACCAATTCCACACATACCATATGTTTCGGTTAATACTTCCCATCGCCATTGAGGTGAAATATCAAATTTCCCTTTTAGTTTTCCAAAGTCAATTGTTTTTAAAGCTGATTGCGGTACAGTTTTAACCGCTATATATCTACTATCCATCTATACCTCTTTATATTTGTAACCACGCATTTCCAAGAAATCAGTTAAGTCTTTTGCATCATCTTCTGTTAGGTCATATACAGTTACTGTTAAACCATTTTTTGTTTCCACAACTTCGATTGTTTCAACTGGTTCATTTGTGATGCTTGCTCGTGCAGCCTCTTCCATTTCGTTACGCTCTGCAAATTTTGCATTGATTAATTCTCTAGCTTGATCTAGTGGCATATCTTTTACTGCATCCCAACATTCATCAAATGTGATTGGTGTCGCTAGTTCGTATTGTTGATTACAAGTATCTACAACAAACTCAATCATGCCTTTTTTCTCTGCTAAGATTTGTTTATAGTCATCATCTGATTGTTGTCTTTTTGAAATCTCAATCATCATTCCCTCAATAGAGATTTCAATGTCTTTCATCTTTGCAGTTTTATTCAGCCAGCGTTTATCACGTTGTAGTTGTTCTGCATATTCTGTACGGACGTTGTACTTTTCAACCATCTTTTCAATAAACTTGTTGATGGTTTCTGTTTTTTCTTGTACTTCTTTTTCGTCAAAGTATTTAATTTGTTCTGCGAGTGGTTTTTCTGCATCGTAAACGACTTTCAATACTTCGTTTACTTCTTCTTCGAACAACTCAATCGGTCTTTTAAGTTCTCGTTTTTTCTCTTTACAGAATTTATCAAGTGTTGTCCGATACTTAACAATTTCATTCTTAGCACTTACCATTTCCTTATAGTTTTCTTCGGTTACTACAAGTCCTTTATACTTTTCTAGCTGTGCTTCAAAATATGTTTTGATTTCGTCTTTGTTCCATTTAAATACTTGTTCGTTTTGACTAACAACTGGTGTTAAATTAATTTCCATTTATTTCTCCTTGTGTTAAAATACAAGTAGAGATATAAGACATACTCTCTACTAGCACGCTTATGGCTTTGGTCGGTCTAGCGTGCTTTTTCTTTTTCTAATCTTTTTTGAAGTGCTTTTGATACTTTTTCTGCGCAATGATCTCTGTCATGCTTAAAAGCATTGGAAATAAAATTCTTTGCACTCCTTATTGTTTCTTCTGTTAAAACCTCATCATGTTCTAATGCATATACATGAGAATCTGCATTCTTGTGCCAATATTCATACATATTCATACTTTTCTCTCCATTTCTCGGCAAACCAAGATAATGCTTGGTACCGCACAATTATTCCAAATATCGGATACTCTGAAATCAATTTCTTGATAATCAAAGGCACGATATTGGATTGGTAAGCGTGCATTTTCTTTATTTATTTGTACTGTTACCGCTGCACGCAAGCGGTCGAATAATTTAGTTTTTAATTTTTTTGGCAATTGTTTTGGTGTATACCAAAATCCAAGTGCACACGCTTTGTCAGGGTTGATTTGTTTTCGTCCGTTTACAGTTCTAATCAGCATCATTTTTTATCTCCTTTCTGACTTCCCTCATCCAGAAATTTGAAAGGATGAGTAATGTTATCCCTAATGAGACTTGTAAGAACCCTGTCCATGCATCTATTAGGTCATGTTCTATCGAATTGATAGAGCCACCCATAAAGAATATGGCAATTGCTCTTGTCAGATAAATAAATTTCATTGTACGCTCCAATATGCTATTTCATGATTGCAATTCCTAATTTCTCTAATTGCAACCGCCACTCTTCTTTTTGCTATCACTTTATAGCAAGGGTGGTCTGTTCTAAATGTATGTCTTTTGTGAAATACATTGTTTAATCTTTCTTTTAGCATTACCAATTCACTTTTTAATTGATTTACTTTCCACTCAAATCTCATAATTCTTCTCCTACTATCACTAGCATTTGGCTGGTGATTTTTTTTATGCTATTTTTTAAGTTTTGATTTTCTGCTTTTAACCGCTCAACCTCACATTTCATTTTCCTAAATGCTATCGGTGTATACTCATCATCAATACCTACAAGGCTTTCAACTTCCTTTTTGCTGAACCTAACTCCAGCTACTCCTTTTA